TGCTGGAAGTAAAAAATTAGAAACCATTGATTCTGGTGTAACGATCACTGGAACAACATTTACAAATCAATTAAGTGTTTCTGGCGTTTCTACATTCACTGGCGCAATCGATGCGAATGGTGGCGCTGATATTTCTGGAGGAGAAACTGTTCTCTCTTCTGCTACAGTTTCAGATTTAACTTCTGGTAGAGTTGTCCTTGCTGGTACATCAGGTGCTCTTGAAGATAGTGCTAACCTTACTTTTAGTGGTGCAGGACTTATTGTTGGTGCTGGTGGTGCTAATATCACTGGTGTTTCTACTTTCTCTACAGATTTAGTTGTTGGTGGTGATATTAGAGTTAATGGAAATGATATTAAAGATGGTGGTGGAACTGCTGCAATTACTTTTGATGGATCTGGTAATACTACAATTACTGGTAATTTAAACGTTAACGGATCTACAACACAAGTTAATACAACTACATTAACAATTGAAGATAACTTAATTGAACTTGGTAAAGTTGATGGGAATGTCCCAACTTCTGATTTGAATAAAGACATTGGTATGCTTTTACATTATTTTGATTCGGCAGCAAGATTGGGTGCTGTTTATTATGATGACTCAGTATCAAGAGTTGTTCTTGCATCCAGAGTTGAAGAATCTTCTGGTGTATTAACAGTAGATGCTGGGTATTATGCAAATGTAGAACTTCAAGGATTATTTGTTACTGACACAGCTGGATCTGGAGAAGCGGTAATTTCTTATGCCACTATTGGTGGAGTTACCGCAAGACATTTACAAAACATAACAGTTGATGGTGGTACGTTCTAAAAATTAATATGACTGAAACTGAATTCACAACCTTTATTCAAATATATCAAAAAAGATTGAGTGATGCAATTACTCAATCAATTGCATTGGAAGCAAAGGTCATAGGGCAGAATAGAGAAATTTCTGAATTGAGTGAGCAAATTTCTAAATTGACAAAAACAAATTCTAGAAAGAAGGTTGATGAAGAGTATTCATAAATATAAAAAAAAAGTAATGATACATGGCAAAACCATCTTCACGACAAGGGCTTATTGATTATTGTTTAAGAAGATTGGGAGCACCTGTCTTAGAAATAAACGTTGATGAAGATCAGATTGATGATCTAGTTGATGATGCTCTTCAGTATTTTCAAGAGCGTCATTTTGATGGTGTTGAGAAAATGTATCTTAAATATCAAATTACTCAACAAGATATAGATAGGGGAAAGGGTAAACGGGCAGATAATCCAATTGGAATCGTAACTACAACGAGTTCAAGTGTTTCTATTCCTGGAATGGGAACAACAACATTTGATTTTTATGAAGATAGTAATTATATTCAAATTCCAGATAGTGTAATTGGCGTTGAAGGAATATTTAAAGTTGATACTGGTGGATTATCTGCTGGTATGTTTAATGTTGCTTATCAAATTTTCTTAAATGATGTTTATAATTTTACTGCAATTGAATTACTTAATTATACCATGGTTAAAAGTTATTTGGAAACTATAAACTTTTTAATCAATACTGATAAAAATATTAGATATACGAAGAGGCAAAACAGATTATATATTGACACCAATTGGTCAGGACTCACTGCAGGGTCATATATTGTTATTGATTGTTATAGAATTTTGGATCCCAATGATTTTACAAAAGTATATAATGATTCATTTTTAAAAGCATATTTAACGTCTTTAATTAAGAAACAATGGGGTCAAAATTTAATAAAATTCCAAGGAGTTAAACTTCCTGGTGGAATTGAATTGAATGGAAGGCAGATTTACGATGATGCTATTAATGAACTTGGGGATATTAAATCGAGAATGAGTTCTGAGTATGAATTACCACCTTTGGATATGATCGGTTAATCTTATGGCATTAAATCCATTTTTTTTACAAGGAAGTAAATCAGAACAAAATTTAGTTCAACAATTGATTAATGAACAACTTCGTATGTATGGAGTTGAAGTAACTTATATTCCAAGAAGATATCTGAGTGAACAAACAATTATTAAGGAGAATCTTTTATCCAGATTTGATGAAAACTATTCAATAGAAGTTTATCTAAAAAATTATTCAGGATTTGGTGGTGGAGGAGATGTCTTAACTAAATTTGGAATTCAATCAAAAGACGAATTGAACCTAATCATATCTAGAGAAAGATTTGAGGATTTTATTTCTCCATTTTTACTTGATGGTGATGGAGATCTATTAAACGACTACAAGATATCCACAAGACCCGCAGAGGGGGATTTAATATACTTCCCACTAACAGATACCTTATTTGAAATCAAATTTGTTGAGAACGAAGTTGATTTTTATCAACTACAAAAATTGTATGTTTATGAACTCACTTGTGAACCATTTGAATATGAAGATGAAATTATAGATACTGGTATAGAAGAAATAGATGATAATTTCTCAGAATCTGGATATGGGGTTTCACTCACTTTAGTTGGAATAGGATCCACTGCAACAGCATTTACATCTCTTAGAAATGGTGCTATTTCAAATATTACGTTAATAAATGATGGATTTGGGTATTCTAGTACTCCATCAGTTGCAATTGGTGGTGCTCCAGCTGGGGGGATTAATGCATCTGCGGTTGCAATTATGACAGACAGATCTGCAAGTGGAATTAGGACGTCTCTCTCCATAAGAGAAATATTACTTACTAATACTGGTGCTGGATATACATCTGCTCCCCTAGTTAGATTCATTGGAGGGGGAGGATCTGGTGCAGCAGCAACTGTCGGAATTGCCACAACAGGGTCAGTAGGAATAGTAACGATTAGTTATGGTGGAGATAAATATGTTGTTACTCCATCTATATCTTTCACTGCTGCCCCATCTGGTGGAACTACCGCTACTGGTGTTGCAGTAGTAAGTGCCGCAGGTACAATTACTGAAATTAGAATTACTAATGCTGGAGTTGGTTATACTGTTACTCCTACAATAACAATACAAAGTCCATCAGGAGTTGGAACTGGAAACTTTGTTCTAAATGAAATTGTGACTGGTGCTGCATCATCCGCAACTGCATTTGTTAAGAATTGGGACGCAGATACTAAGATTCTTAATGTTCATAATGCGACAGGAACATTTAGAGTTGGAGAAATTATAGTAGGTTCTGCAACAACAGTAACTCATGTTGGTCTTGGTTCAACTGGAAGATATATGATTAAATCAATTAATAAAACGCCAACCACTAACGTTGATAATTTTGAAATTTTTGCACAAAATAAAGAAATAGAAACTGCTGCTGATTTGATAATTGATTTTTCTGAAAAACATCCATTTGGAGAATTTTAATGTTAGGAAATTATTTTTACCACGAGATTTTAAGAAAAACTGTAATAAGTTTTGGTACACTGTTTAATGATATTTACATTAGACATAATGATGCTAATGGAAATCAAGCAAGTGAAATGTTAGTGCCATTGGCATATGGTCCCATTCAAAAATTCTTAGCAAGAATCGAACAACAACCAGATCTTTCAAGAAGACAATCATCATCTTTAACATTGCCAAGAATGTCGTTTGAGATGAATGGAATTACTTATGATCCTTCAAGAAAAGGTTCTCCAATTCAAACCTTTAAGGCAATCAATCCTTCGGATAACACAAAAATTAATAAAGTGTTTATGCCAGTTCCATATAATCTTTCATTTAATTTAAACATAATTGCAAAATTAAATGATGATGCTTTACAAATTATAGAACAGATTTTACCATTTTTCCAACCAGCATTTAATGTTACAGTAGATTTAGTGTCTTCTATTGGAGAAAAAAGAGATATTCCCATTGTATTAAACACGATAAGTTTTACAGATAATTATGAAGGTAATTTTACAGAAAGACGATATTTAATTTATACCTTAAATTTTACTGCGAAAACAAATCTGTTTGGCCCAGTTGTTGATAGCACGAATGCTCTCATTAAAAAAATCAAGACTGATTTCTATACTGATACTAATAGATTAACTGCAAAAAGAGATGTTCGTTACACTGTAACTCCAAGGGCACTTAAGGATTATAATGATGACAATACTACAACATTAGCAGAAGATATTAATACTAAAGTGACAACATTTGACGTAAGTGATGCAACCGCACTTGATGTAGATACATATATTAGAATTGGTAATGAGAATATGAAAATTAAATCTAAATCTGGTAATACAATTACTGTGTTTAGATCCGTTGATGATACATCATTAGAAACTCACACTTCGGGAGATTCCATAGATGTAATTAATAACACTGATAGAGATCTAATACAACAGGATGATGATTTCGGTTTTAGTACAGAAGTATCATTCTTTAATGATGGTGGTAGAACTTATAGTCCATCTACTGGGACGGATGTGTAATTTTTATGGAACATTATAATGGGATTGAAAAAGCATTAAATGTAGAAACTGAAATTGTAAAAAAATCTGAGGTTTCTTCTTTAGAGAAAATTTCAACTTCAGAAGATATGGAGAGAGATTATTCTTATAGTAGAAGTCAACTCTATTCTTTGATAGAAAAAGGTCAGGAAGCAGTTAATGGAATTTTGGATGTTGCTGCAAGTTCAGATCATCCAAGAGCATATGAAGTTGCTGGGCAATTGATTAAAAACGTAGCAGATGTAACTGACAAACTAGCAGACTTACATAAAAAGATGAAGGATCTTAATGATGATTATCAAGGTCCCAAATCAATTACCAATAATGCGTTATATGTGGGGTCTACTGCAGATCTTTTACAATTAATTAAACAAGAAAAAAAGATGCCTTCAGCAGAATAAATTATAAATAATTTGTTGGTATTAAACATTTAATGAAAAAAGATTGCGGTTGTGCTCATCAAAAGTGTAATAATACACCAAAGGATAAAATGTGCCCCAAACACGGTATGGAAGATTGTACACTTAAAGAAGAAGGTCTCCGTGACTGGTTTGGCAAGTCCAAATCAAAGGATGGTAAGCGTGGTTGGGTAAATGTTGTTACGGGTGGAACTTGTGCAAGTGATGAACCTGGAGAAGGAGTTCCTAAATGCGTTTCTTCTTCCAAAAGAGCAAGTATGACTAAAGCAGAAAGATTGTCTGCTGCAAGAAGAAAGAAAAAAGCAGATCCAGGACAACAACAAAAGTCAGGTGCTGCAAGACCAACTTATGTTTCTACAGATTCTCCAAGAAAGAAAAGAAAAAAAATGAAAGAAGAAATCGATTTACAAGAAGCATCTGATAAACCTGGAAAAGGTAGTGGAACTAAAGATGCTTGTTATCACAAAGTGAAATCTAGATATGATGTTTGGCCCAGTGCATATGCATCTGGGGCACTTGTTAAATGCCGTAAGGCTGGTGCAAAAAATTGGGGAAACAAAACAGAAAGTTTATCTGTAGATGTGACAAGTGAGGCCTGTTGGGATGGGTATGAAAAGAAAGGTATGAAAACCATGTTTGGAAAAAAATATCCAAATTGTGTAAAGAAAAAAGCAGCAACTTCTGAGGCATGTTGGGATGGTTACACTGCTAAAGGACTAAAAAAGAAAGGTGGTAAGTTAGTTCCAAATTGTGTTAAGGAAGTATTAGAAAATCAATCAATATTAGAATCCCCAAAAGTAATTCGTAGTGCAGGACAAACTTATTCTGTCATTTTAAACTGGAGAACCAAAATTTTAAATATCAAATTCTTCTTCCCCTCACAACAGAGACCTACAAAAGAAGAAGTTCAAACAGCAATAGAAAAAATTTATCCTGGCGCAATTTTACAATACTATGCACCAACAATTAATGATCCAACAGGTCCGTTTATTGTTGTTGACGAGGCGGCTGCTTGGCAAAGAAAAGAAGGTAAAAATCCTGAAGGTGGATTGAACGCAAAAGGAATCGCTTCATATAGAAGAGAAAATCCTGGGTCAAAATTATCAATGGCGGTCACTACTCCTCCATCAAAATTAAAACCAGGATCAAAAGCAGCAAATCGTAGAAAATCATTCTGTGCTCGTATGGGAGGAGTGGATGGTCCTATGAAAGATGAAAAGGGCCGCCCAACTAGAAAAGCACTTGCTTTAAGAAAGTGGAATTGTTGATAAAATAATATTATGCCATATGATGATATTTACTTAGGTAATCCATTACTTAAGAAAGCAAATGTAGATATTCAATTTACTCCAGATCAAATTAAAGAATTTATAAAATGTAAAGACGACCCAGTATACTTTGCTAACAATTATATTAAAATTGTTAGCGTAGATGAGGGATTAATTCCTTTTGAGATATATCCATTTCAAGAAAAATTAATTAAAAATTTTCATAGTAATAGATTTAATATTTGTAAGATGCCTAGGCAATCTGGCAAATCTACAACTGTTGTGTCATATCTTCTACATTATGTGGTTTTTAACGATAATGTGAATGTAGGTATATTGGCAAACAAAGCCTCCACTGCAAAAGATCTTCTTGGGAGATTGCAAAAGTCCTATGAAAATCTTCCAAAGTGGATGCAACAAGGCGTTCAGGTTTGGAACAAGGCATCATTAGAATTAGAAAATGGATCTAAAATTATAGCAGCATCTACCTCAGCATCTGCTGTTCGAGGTATGTCCTTTAACATTATCTTCTTGGACGAATTTGCGTTTATTCCAAATCATATCGCTGACGAATTTTTTAGTTCTGTATATCCAACTATTTCATCTGGTAAAACTACCAAGGTTATTATTGTATCAACTCCAAAAGGTATGAATCACTTCTACCGTCTTTGGCATGATGCTGAAAGAAGTAGAAATGAATATATCCCCACAGAAGTTCATTGGTCTGAAGTTCCGGGAAGAGATGCTGCTTGGAAAGCACAGACAATTAGTAATACTTCAGAGCAACAATTCCAACAGGAATTTGAATGCGATTTCTTAGGATCATCAGATACTTTAATTTCCAGTGCTAAATTGAAGTCTTTGGTATTTGAAGACCCAATACAAAAAAATAAAGGGTTGGATGTATATTTTAATCCTATTGAAGATAGAAATTATTTTATAACTGTTGACGTTGCTAGAGGAACTGAAAATGATTACTCAGCATTTATTGTTTTTGATATCACCGAATTTCCTTGGAGAGTTGTAGCAAAATATAAAAACAATCAAATCAAACCAATGCTGTTTCCTAGCATTATAAACGATGTTGCTAAAGCATATAATAAATCTTATGTTTTAGTTGAGATCAATGATATTGGGGAACAAGTTGCAAATATTTTACATTTTGATCTTGAGTATGAAAATGTTTTAATGTGTTCAATGCGAGGAAGAGCGGGTCAAATAGTAGGTCAAGGTTTTTCCGGATCTAAATCTCAACTTGGAATTAAAATGTCCAAAACTGTTAAGAAGATTGGATGTTCTAATTTAAAAACTTTGATTGAAGATGATAAACTTATATTCAGTGATTATGAAATCATTTCTGAATTAACTACTTTTATTCAAAAAAATCACTCCTTTGAAGCAGAACAAGGAGCAAATGATGACTTGGCAATGTGCCTTGTTATATTTGCATGGTTAGTAGTACAACCATATTTTAAAGAGATGACCGATAATGATGTTCGTAAAAGAATATATGATGAACAAAAAAATCAAATTGAACAAGACATGGCACCATTTGGATTTATTATAGATGGTTTGGATGATGATATCGAAGTTATAGATAAACATACTGGTGATAGATGGGTAAGAGCAAATAACAATTCCAATTTTGATGAGTATGGTAATCGTTCTTTTATGTGGGACTACGTTTAAAAGAAGGAATTTATAAATATCTTATAGAGCAATGAAGATTTATCAGAGGGATCAAAATGCCTATAGGTTTGGTATCACCTGGAACTAAGGTTAGAGAAGTTGATTTAACGCAAGGGCGTATAGATAGTGTATCTACCACTACCGGAGCAATCGTTTGCCCGTTTGCACAAGGTCCTGTAGAAGAACCTGTATTTATTGATAGTGAGCAGGCACTAATAGACACTTTTGGCAAGCCCTCAGATAATGATAATCACTACGAGTATTGGTTGTCTGCATCAAACTATCTCACTTATGGTGGGGTAATGCGTGTTGTAAGAGTAGATGGAACTAATTTAAATAATGCTAACGCAAGTAAGGCCACTCCCGGTGGTAGCGAAACATTAAAAATTAAAAGTTACGAAGATTATCAAAATGACTACACAACTGCATCAACTTGGTTCTGGGCGGCAAACAATCCAGGATCTTGGGCGAATGAAATTAAAGTATGTGTAATTGATGGATTTGCTGATCAAATTATCAGTGGTGTAGATACCTCTAATAATAATGTTCGTGTTGGCGCTGCTGTAACTCAAGCAATTTCAGGAGATCTTGCTGGAAACGGAACAGTTTCAACTTTTACTGGATTCATAAAAGGAATTATCACTGGTGTTGGAAACACCTTACAAAACCCAACTTCAAGTGGGGTAGGAACTGATAGTATTACTGTTAGAGTCGTATCAAAAGTTACTGAATCGTTTAATACGTTTTCAACAGTTGGAATAGTAACAACTTTACTCACAGCAGGTATCGGAACCGATATAGTTTCTATTGCGAGTACATCAGGGTTATCAGTTGGCAATCTCTTTTCTCCTGGTGACATTGTAGTCACTTCAATTGGAGACACAACAGTATCTCTTGCAAGCACAATTTCTGCACAAATTACAGTTGGAACTGCAGTTACTTTTAGTACAACTGTCTCCGTTGCAGGAACAGAAACAGCAACCGTTTATACTGAGGGTGGATTATTTTCCTTTAGTGCAGGAACGATTGGAGTTTCTTCGGTAACTATTGGTAGTGGAACATCTACATTTACGAGCACCACACAACAAGATTGGTACGATTTGCAAGATGTCGGATTAAATAATTCCGATCTTTTATGGAAAGAAATTGCAGAAAGACCAAGGACCAGTAATTTTGCCACTAACAGAAGTGGGAAAAATGATGAAATTCATATTATTGTTATTGATGATAAAGGGACGATTTCAGGAACTCCCGGAACAATTCTTGAAAAATTTGTAGGACTTTCCAAAGCAGTAGATGCTACTTCTTCCACATCTGGCCCAATCTATTATAAGAATTTTATAGCAGATAATTCCCGATACTTATTTGCAGGAGATGCTGAAGTTGGCAAACCAACTGGATTTAGTAGTGGAATTACATCTATTACTAATGGTGATGGAGCTTGGGGATTAACTGCCCAAGGTACTACTTACCACGCTGTTGGTAAAAAAACATATACACTAAAAGGTGGAAATAATTATGGTGCTGGTGATTCAACAAATCCAAGATTTGAAACTACTCTTGGAGATTTGATTGCAGGGTATGATTTATTTGTTAATCAAAGAGAATACCCAATCAATTTCCTAATTCAGGGTCCTGGATTTGGTACTAAAGAACAAACTCAAGCAAAAGCAAATAAACTGATTCAAATTGCAGAATTGAGAAAGGATTGCATCGCATGTATTTCTCCTCAAAGATCTGCAGTATTAGTTGATCCTGGGGCGGGTGGAAGTTCACCAGCACCAATTGTAAGCACCACTACACAAACAAATAATGTTATCGCATTCTATGATTCTGTAGCATCATCTTCTTATGCAGTCTTTGATACTGGTTACAAATATCAGTATGACAGATTTAGTAATAAGTTTAGATACGTTCCATTAAATGCTGATATTGCTGGTTGCATGGCAAGAACTGGAATTAATGATTTTGCATGGTTTTCTCCTGCTGGTACAAGACGTGGTGTTATCAACAACGCAGTTAAACTGGCATACAATCCATCACAATCTGAAAGAGATCGTTTATATGTTAGAAGAATCAATCCAGTAATTTTTGCTCCAGGGTCAGGAATTATCCTGTTTGGTGACAAAACTGGACTTGCTGTTCAATCAGCATTTGATAGAATTAATGTTAGAAGGTTGTTCCTTGTTCTTGAAGAGTCAATCGAAAGAGCATCGAGAGCATCACTCTTTGAATTTAATGATGCAATCACTAGAACAAACTTTGTGAACATTACTGAACCATTCCTCCGTGATGTTAAAGCGAAAAGAGGTATTCAAGACTTTGTTGTTATTTGTGATGAAACCAACAACACTCCTGATGTAATTGATGCTAATGAATTTAAGGCTGATATCTATATCAAGCCTGCTCGTAGTATCAACTTTATCGGACTCACTTTCGTTGCCACCAGAACGGGAGTATCCTTTGAAGAAATCATTGGAAGAGTTTAAATCATAAATTATCACATAACCATCGGAGAAAAACATGTCATTTCAACAAATTCCAAACTCTGGGAGTGATGGAAGATTTCTAGATAACTTTAAGGGCAGAATGAGTGGAGGTGGTGTTCGCGCCAATCTCTTTGAATGCGAAATCGCATTTCCAACCATTGTTCTTCCTAACGGGGTTACTGAAACTAACATTACTGACAAAATTAAATTTTTAGTAAAAGCATCATCTCTTCCAGCTTCAACAATCACTCCAATTTCTGTTCCCTTTAGAGGTAGAGAACTGAAAATTGCTGGAGACAGAACATTTGAACCGTGGTCAGTTACAGTTATCAACGACACTGATTTTTCAATTAGAGGTGCTTTTGAGAGGTGGATTAATTATATGAGCAGATCTTTGGATAATGCTGGAGAGGTTAATCCCGCAACATATCAAAGAGATGCCTGGGTCTATCAACTTGGACGTGCTGCGATGAATACCGCTGTGGATAGTTCAGATACTATTCCAGTTCTAAGAGCATATCACATGTATGGTGTTTTCCCAACTAATGTTTCGGCAATCCCAGTTTCCTATGCGGATAATAGTAGTATTGAAGAATTTACAGTAGATCTTCAAGTTCAGTATTGGGAAGCATATAATGGTAATAAATCTATCGAAGTTCAGTAGACATAAATAGGTTGATACCATTTTAAATGTAACTATAATATGTCTGGACTTTTTGGATTTTCTATAAACAGTAACGTACAAAAACCTAAAAAACAAATCAGTCCTGTTGCTCAATCAAATGAGGATGGGTCTGATTATTATATTAGTAGTGGGTTTTACGGACAATATGTAGACATTGAAGGTGTTTATAAAACTGAATATGATCTTCTAAAAAGATATCGTGAAATGGCTTTACACCCAGAATGTGATCGTGCAATTGAAGACGTTGTTAACGAAGCAATTGTATCAGACCTAAATGATTCGCCAATTCAAATTGAATTGTCAAATTTAATAGTTGATGAAAGTATTAAACAAATTATTCGTGGAGAATTTCAATACATTAAAGACTTGATGCAGTTTGATAAAAAATGTCATGAAATTTTTAGAAATTGGTATGTAGATGGAAGAATTTATTATCATAAAGTAATTGATTTAGATAATCCACAAGA